CTAGCCATCATCTTCCTCCAGCATCTGTCCGTTAGGGTCTGCCATTAGCTCGCTGCAACAATGCTCACAAATATGAATCTCCAGCACATGAAGCTTTTCGCCGCAATTGGCGCAGGTCATAGCTCTTGAGTTGCTCTGCTGTTCGTAGGATTGGGCTTCTGATTGGCTAAGCATGGTTGGCATCCACATTGTTGGAAAATTCGCCGTGAATACGCTCCGCTTCCAACCTTCTTCTAACGGCCTCTTCCTTGCACTTTCCTGAATAGAGATGAATGCGTTTTCCATCTTTCATAATTTGAGCAAGCCAGTAACCTTTTGAAAAAGAAACGCCTTTGATGCCTGAGGTATTATTTTTACCGATTTTTGCGTTGCAGTTATTTTGACTGCTGTCTGCGGACCTAAGGTTTGAGATTCTATTGTTCAGCTTGTTTCCATCCATATGATCGACTATCTCTGGGAAGTGGCCATTGAAAAAGAAAAACACCACCCGATGAAGGCGATATTTTTTTCCATCAATAGATATGGTCATGTAGCCTTTGCTATCCAAAACGCCCGGCCTATCTCCTTTTTTTGCGTTGTATGTGACATCAATATTCCTGACAAGTGGCTTTGATTTATTGCCTGGGCGGTAGTGAAATAATTCATGCAATCTTTCTACTGATAACTGTGAATAGTCCATATCTAACTCCAAATCTTCTGCTGAAATCTCTTATCCACTCTCGGTTCTTTCGCGTACTCAGGAAGAAGCGCAGCGACATTCCACAGGCGCGGGTCTGTGCTTAGCGTTCGTTGAGTTTTTACGTTGCGGGAGTGGTACTGATTGATGAGGGTTGTTGCTTCGTCGGTGGTGAGATTTAAATGGTGGAACCATGTGAGCCTTGCCACACATCCTCCTTTGTCTCTGGCAGTGGAAATTGACCTACTGGAGTCCTTTCGCACCGAATGCACCATCGATGCCAGTAAGGTTGCCCTGGTCGAAATCGATAGTCGTCTTTGCGCTCTCCGCATCGGTAGCAATGTTTCATGCCGCATCTCCAAATCTGGCTTTCCACTCCAGCGCTAATCTGGCTTCGTCAGACCACTTAATTCCGCGCTCTGTACCGAATGCCTGGATAAGCTCCAGAAGCTCTGCAAACTCGCTAACCCTCATCTTGCTGGTTGACTTACCTATCACCACGAACCCGTTATTATCCAGATTTGGTACCACATCCTGCTTCTTCAGTGCTGCGGTGAAGATGCACTTCCAGCTTTCAGCGTCCAGCCATCGACCATGCCAGTTAACCTGCTGAGAGATATCACGCAAAGTGGCCCACAAACGTTTGTTTTGCTCTCCTGAGCGCGTTCTCTCGGAGATGGTTACTGTGATTGGCTTTTCGTAGGATGGAAGGATTTGCTGTATAGCTTGAATGGCGTTCTGCTGATGAACTGGAGAGCGTATTTCAAAGGTTATTTTCTTCATCGTAAGTCCTATAATCAGTCTTAGTATCTGTTATTGGGGTGAAAAGCATATGCCATCGCTTTATATCTATCGCTCTAGACCTGTCGATGAACGCTTTAGCACATTCTCTATTGCAGAACCGATAGACTTTCCACCACTCCCATATTGACGGATACGCTTTACTGAGCATTTTGAATCGTCTCTTGCCGCAATAATCGCATCTGCATGTAAACAAGCTCATACTCACTCCTTCACTTTGATTCCAGCGGCGCGGAGAACCTCTTCAATTTCCCATCCCGCATGAACCGGATAGCGTTCTGAACCGTCGCAGCATTTATCCTTTTCGCTATAGGAAACTGCAACATCATCCCAATAGTCGTCAGGTGCATGACCGGCTTGAATCCAGATGAGATGAGCGTGTGGTTTAGGCAATTCAATCTCGATAGCTGCGCGAGATGCCTGCCATGCCTCCCATTTTTTTTCGGTTGCAAGATGGCTGTACCCACCACTCTCACGCCTGTCTAGCATTATCCCTCTGTGTAAATCTGAATTTGTCGTACTTGCAACCCATTGCTCGAAAGCCTTTCTTGATTCGTCCATATTCCCTCCATCACTTTTTTTTGCGGGGGAAGCAATTTATCCCCTCAAGTAACACGTAATACATAACCGAATGCACCAGGGCAATTAACGCACAAAACACCCACATCCTCTCGGCCCTGTAGTGCCAGCTATAATCAAACACATAGGATTCGTACTGGTGAAATGCCAGAAGCATTCCGTACATAGCCAGTTGCCAGAGAGCATTCAGAAACCAATACTTTTTCCTGCTCATCATTCCTCTCCATCAGCGTGCAGGGGTGTTATTAATCTCGACTGCCTTTCCATCTGTCTACGTCTACGCTCAGGATATGTTTTGAGCCTTCTATGAAGGTAATATCCAGCAGGCCAAATCAGTAGGGGAGTAATAATTGGATAAATCATAACCACTGGCACCATGAAAATTAGCTTCACTAAATCACCAACCTCCATAGTCCATATATCTTTAAACTCAAGCCAGATGCGAAAAGGCGCTGTGAGAATCAATGGGTATGAATCTGCGCAACTTGCGACACAATCCAGATAGCTTGGCCTGTATCCTTTCAAAACTGATGTATATGGGTCTTTAATGAAATCGTATATGTTCATAGATACCCCGCCTCTCTCAACCTCTGGTTGATATCTTCATCCAAATAAAAAAGGGCCACTGTGTAAGTAGCCCCTGTTATTAACTCTGTGATGTAGGCAGTCATTGCCAGCACTTTTCATCATTGCGTCCTTCCCACCGAAGCCAGACGATTTCATAAACGAATGGGATAAATGCTTCGAAGAACTCATTCCATTGTGATTTTCTAAAACCAGTCACCTCATCTACCATGCGCTCAAGCGGATGCAATCGCTCAGTTGGACGATTTACTCCGTACAACCTTTCGAATTGTTCAATCAGTTCTGGTTCTTCAAGGCATTTGTCCAGCACTGCTACAAACCTGGGGTTGTTGATAAATTCTAAAATGATAGTTGAGTGTATTTTGTTCATTCAGTACTCCGATACATTCTCTTGCCGCCACACCTCGTCATATTCAGACTTAGGCATGTTAGCGATATAACTGTAAGGTGAAGCGCCTTCAATTTGGAGGAACTGGTGAGACTGCTCATCAAGAAATAACGGGACGCCACCCTCCCAGCCCTCCCCATTCCTCTGCTTTTCCAGCATTAAGACAGATGCGGGTGCAGCAAGAAGCTGCTGGTCTTTCTCGCCAATCTGTTCGCCAGCCTGAACGCGCTGCAACGCTCTCTCGCGAGCTTTATTGCGCCAGATAATAAAAAGGTTATCTGTAAGGTCTGTAATGGCCCCTGAGCCCTTAACATCCATTTTTCCGGTTGGCTTCTCTTCGCTGTCTCCCTTACGGGAGTGAGTAACAAGGATGATGTGAGAGTTGGTTTTGTTTTTGAAATCGCATAACGCATCAACAAAGGCTTTCTGCCCGTTGTAGTCATCATCACCAATACCGCATTTCATTAGGCTGTCTATGACGAATAGCTGGATGCCGTAGCGCCGTCTGGCGTATGTGAATATTTCAATTAACCGTTCAGCTTTAGCGGTTCCAGTTAAGCCAAATAACCAGAGCTGGTCATCATAAAACTTGAATGCGGATTCGATTTCCAGTACTGGTGGCATTTTGCAGCATGTAGCCTGTCGGGTCAGGCGTTTAAGCAGAACTCCGGGCTTTAATTCAAGTGATGCGACGCATGCCTTCACTCCCTGTCTCATGGCCTCCAGCACCATATGCCCTACTACCTCTGTTTTTCCGTGACCATTGACACCATTAACCAGAGTTAACTCTGCCTCACGAAACTGGAAGTTGTATGCCAGGGATTCCCATGGTGGATTGAACAGATACTGCTGCTGGCCGTAAAACGCGTTGACAGTATCCTGGTAAAACTCGCGAGCGCTATAAAGCTCTTCAGGGTCGAAATAACTTGCCGTACCGATATGCTGCCAGATTTCATCCTCAGTCATCCCGGCCTGCAAACATTCGTTGATGTCTTTGTGGGGCAGCGTAACAAGACGGCAGCGATGTTCACCAAGTCGGCTTGCTATTTCCCTTGCGGCTTCACGACCAACATCATCAACGTCCATCGAGATAAATATCTCCTCAAACCTGTCGAGGTTGTGATACTCAAACTCAATCCACTGTTGCTTAGCTCCTTTTCCGCCACCAAACGGCACGGATAATGCTGGGATGCCGTATTGTGCATAGCTCATGCAATCAATTTCGCCTTCACAAAGAACAACCGCCCTCACGCCTGCGTCCAGAGCCTGCCATCCGAACAGGCAGGGCTCGCAATCACCTTCGGCCATGATGACTTTCTTCCCATCCGGCCGCTCGGTACTGATTCGCTTTACTTGCAGTAGTTCGCCATCACGTTTGTATGGGATCACCAAGGCATCCAGTTCTCGCTCTCCGTTCCACACCTTACCGCTGACAATCTCGTAACTTTTTGCAACTTCTGGCGATATGCCACGCGATTTTAGGTACTCAAGATGGGATTCTTTTCTGGTAACGTAGCGAGCGACTTTCTTGCGATCTGGTCTGGAGAATCTCTTCTCTCGCCTGGCGTCGAAATGGTGATCGTCATCTTTGATACCGAGAAATGCTTTCGCTTCCTGCATGGCCTGATGCAGGTTAATACCACGGCATGCCATCCACAAATCGAGCATGTCACCGCCGTCTCCCTCAGCGAAATCAGCCCATTTTTTCTTGCCGTTAAGGTTAACCTTCAGGCTGTTTCCCTTTTCACCGTTGACGTTACCGGCAACCCACTCATGCCCCTCTTTCTTGCCGCCTGGTAACAGGTGCGGAGCCACCCTGTCAACCTGAGACCAAAGCAGGTCGCTAAGTTCACTTGGCTTCATAATTCCCTCAGCTTGAGATTTTTAAACCAGAAATCGACAAACGAAATACTTAACCAGCCGTGGTTATAACCAGCGACCAGTAGCGATTTGATTTTTGATTTCATGATTCACCTGTCGAAAAACACGTAGCCAGTTTTCGATACGGTGATGACTGATGATGGCTTGGCTTGTTGTGCTGCGGTTGAAGGCTTCTCGTCGTTCCAGCGCTGACCGTTGAGGTATGTCGATGGATGAAGCTTGTCGAAGCCGAATTGCTTTCCAACACGAGAGGCAATATCACCTGCAAGGAACGTGGCAAATTCCTCTGGGGTTCCGCCGTTATCGCTACGCCATATCTGATATTGAGTTCTGAAAGCTGATTTGGCTGATTTCTTCTCCAGCTTACGCATTCCTGCAAGCCAGAAAATGTTTTCGAATGCGTCATCGATGACCTGGTTTTTGTTTGCAGGCTGAGACGGTTTTTCCTCCACCGCCTGAACTTGTTCGGGCAATGTGTTTTTAATGTCTTTCTTGTCTTTTGTAATATTGTCTTTTGTGGTTAGCAACTTCTGCTTAATGCGATTAGCGGGTTCCGCTAAGTTTTTCTTAGCAGGTTTCGCTAATGTTTTGCGGAATCCGTTATTTTTTGTTTGCCACTCGGAAATATTGGTATTCATACCCACTTTCCGCCCCTCCTGTATCAGGACTTTCCTTCTGATAAGGTTGTTTTTGGCGGCAGAGCAGTGGGTGTAATGTTTATCAATCATCTCCTCGAATTGCTCATTGCTGATCCAGTCTGTTTTTTTGTTGTAACCATAAGTCTTGCGCCAGACAGCCATCAGGATGCACAGCTCTGTCTCTGGCAGCCCTGAGCACATGGTTGCATCAAGAAGTTCATTGGCAAGGCGCGAATAACCATCTTCGAGTTGCGCCACTTTCTTCTCCACCGGGGAGCGGTTATCCCCGAAGTTTGCATAAGCTACGTTACTCATGGCTAACCTCCGATTTGTTGTGCTTGTTTAACATCTCACGCAATGGTGCTGCGATGGCAGGATTTACCTGCTGATAGAACTGGTCACGAAGCACATCTTTTCGGTGATTAACGCGTTTATTTTCCTGCTGCTTTCGCATATAATTACTCCTGTGAATTGATCCAGTTGTTCGCACTCAGAACTGCATGGTGATTTGATCGGAACCCTCGGTTGCAGCCGGGGGTTTTTTATTGGATAGAATCGACGCTACCTGTTTCGCTAACCTCGCCATATCCTCATCAACTACACCCCATTCAAGCACCGCCAGAAGCATTGAGAGCTTCGGAATCCAGTCTCGTTTCCATCGGCTTATCTGTGCTTTATCGACGCCTACAGCCGATGCTGTTTTCTCTGTGCCGATGAGTGCAATCTTGTTGAGTAAGGCACTTTCAATCCGCAAGGCCTCGTTGCGTTTGTTTGCGTGTTCCATATGTGAATATATTCCTTAGTTAATAAGTGATTAGGCGCATTCATTGATGCGCTGTATTGAGTGGGCCGGAACAGCCCGCAGGTTTTTAAAGAGCGGTATTACTTAAGCTGCCTGTGACGGATGAGGAAACAGGTCAGATAAATCAGGGCGGATTTGGTAAGCAGGGACATTTCCATCGGTAGCCAACTCGATACGCTTGGCGTTCTCGGCTGAAACCTTTTTCTTCCCGTGCAACCAAGCCCATACAGACGGCTGCTTTACTCCGCAAGCTTCAGCTAACTTTTGCTGACTGCCTACGAACTTAATAGCCGCGCTAATAGCTTTGTTGACCATAAATAGCTCCTGCTTTTCTATGCAAGGTTAATAATAGCCAAAGCTATTCGGAAAGTAAATAGCTTTAGATATTTGATGCGGAATAGCTTGAGCTATAGGATATACGGCATGAAATACGAAACTTTTGCAGAACGTCTTACACACGCTATGAATGAAGCTGGCTATACGCAGGCTTCATTAGGTGACGCTATTGGTATGGCGCAACCAAGCGTGTGGAAGCTCACATCTGGTAGAACCAAAAACACTCGCAAGCTATTCGAGATCGCCAAGGTTTTAGGCGTTCGTCCTGAGTGGCTCTCTGATGGCGAAGAGCCTATGAGAAGTGAGGGTATGCAACCTCGCAATCCTGATTCTACAATTCCTGATGAGAGTACATGGGGAGTTGTGGAACCGTGGGATGATCACACGCCTCTCCGTGGTGACGAGGTTGAAGTTCCTTACCTCAAAGACATTGAATTTGCTTGCGGAGACGGTCGCGTGATTGATGAAGATCACAACGGCTTCATGTTGCGTTTTTCTAAATCCACCCTTCGTAGGGTAGGTGCCAATAGTGATGGAAGTGGTGTTATTTGCTTCCCAGCTAGAGGTAATAGCATGGAACCGAATATCCCTGACGGGACTACAGTAGCTGTAAACACGAACGACAAGAAAATCATTGATGGAAAGATTTATGCCATCAACGAAAATGGTTGGAAACGCATCAAATTGCTCTACCGTAGCGGCCCAGACCGCATAAGCGTTAGAAGCTACAACAGTGCTGAGTACAATCCAGAAGAGAAGTCACTTACCGACATTGAGATCATCGGAAGAGTTTTCTGGTGGTCTGTCGTAGACTGCTAAGCAATAGATATCTCCCTCCAAACCCGCTTCGGCGGGTTTTTTTATACCTTTCTTCCAGAAAAATTCCTAAACGCAAAAAATAAATTCCTTTAGAAATCAACCATAAAATAGCTAAAAGCAATTAATTATATCTTTGGCTATTTACAGAAATAATAGCTTTGGATATAGTTAGTCCATCAGCAGGACGCACTACTCACCAGGACGGTGAATGCTCTTTAACAACAGAAGGCCTGATTCGGGCCAACAATACCTAACCAACAGGAGGACACCAAATGGTGCACTAACGCGGTTAGACCGCAGCCGAAAGGCCATGTAGCAGTAATGATGCTGCCCTGAGTCGCCATCGAGCGAGCCTGCTTAGCATCGGGTCAAGGTTCTAATTAAAAGTAGCTCCGGTAAAGCAGCGTGAACGCCAGACACGCACCGGTTATCAGCGGCGAAAAAGCGACAGCACCTCAAGGGCATGAGCGTGGCCACTACGGTTAGTGGCATCAATACCAAACGAGATGGGTTTGGGATTGGATGAATGCGCAGGCTGATGCGTCGTTTACTGGGTACAAGCGGCCATAGGCAGAAATGCCATGAATTGAGCGGCTGAATGGCTCCGCTTCCAAGTCAGCAAAGCCGGAGTTCAGCGCCGGCCATCCAATCACCAAAACCATTTCAGGAGGCAATCATGACTAATCGTGAACACAAGAAGTTATTACGCGCTATTCGTCATCAACAGCAGCTTCGAGATAACCAGATGCTAGCCAAGAAGATTGACCGCGCTTTTACACGCATCACAGAGGGATGTAGCAATCGCGTTGTGGCTGCTACGTCACTGGGTAGCCTGAGAGAGAAGAAATCTCAGGAAGAGTTACCAGAGCGTTCTAATCGCATTTACTACAGCAAGCCTTCCCGTGAGATGGGAGTTACTTGTGCAGGTCGTCAGAAACTGAAGTTAGGTAGTAAGCCACTTATTTGAGGTGAACATGAGTCGTCGACTTGAGATTTTGAAGGAATCTCTCACAAAGAAAGAGGCGCTTTTTAACGATCGTTTGCAGCAGCATTTTGACACGGTTAAGGAAGCAAACGGTCAACCACTTAATGACAAGCGCAACGGACGAGCAACACTTAACAAATGGGATAAACAGAGCGAAGGATTGCGAAATATTGAAAGCAGCATTCAGCGCACAAAGGATGCGATTGAGAAAGAAGAGATGAAGATCGCTATTTCTGAATCAGTGTCGATCCCTGATTTTATGCAGGAAGCAATTGAAGCAGGTCTAATCACTCAGTGGCGAAAACATCCCCGATTCTTCTTTGTTAATGGCGTAAAGCATGGTCGTATCGTTCTTAACGAAGAAGCTGGAACAATTGGATATCGATACCTTAACAAGGTTTCAAAGGAAGAATACCCAACCTTTCGCGACGTGTTTAACAAGCTAAATCAACAAAGCCGTAATTATATCAAGGCCGCATAGTCGGCCTTCTTTTGGCAGCAAGCCACAGAGGTGAATATGAGATTCAAAGGTACGAAAGGTGAGTGGGAAATCATGATGGACGACGATGAAATTAAAGTCATCCAGTCTAGCTCACTCGAAAACGGTTCTGGATGGCGCTCGTATGTGGCCATATGCAATGAAGTTCAGTGCAGTGAGGATGCAAACCTGATAGCAGCAGCTCCTGATTTGCTCGAAGCTCTGCAAGAGGTCGTGAAGATGCTGGACGCCGCAGGGTGTGGAGCAGCAATGGTAAAAGCAAAGTTAGCCATCAGCAAGGCTCTTGGGGAGGAGTGATGGATAAGAAATACATCGTCGAAGTTATTGAGCGCGAGACAAAGGAAGTGATTAAATATTTTGAATTTGATAACTACCGCAAAGCCGATCGTGTTGAGGAAGGACTGCTCCGTCAAAGCAATCTGGAGAGGTTTAATGTTGTAATGCGCGTTGAATGACAACTTATAGCTAATTCTCTGAGTTAGCTATGGGGTGCAATACCGCGCCATATCATCCAAAGGAGACGGCGGATGATGTTCTGATTAAATGCCTTAACCATCCCTTGATAGTCTTGCCGCTCTATATGGGCGGCATTTTTTACTCGTATATCAATAACTCTTCGTCGAGGAGTTTTCGCTATGCCTATAAAACTATAAGGAGTTACCTGATGCAGACCTTAAATCTCGCAGGGGCTACCGCGTCAGGTAGCTTCAATGCAATCACTTCAATTCAACATTCACGCCAACATATTTTGACTGGCGCTGACTTTAAACAACCGCGCGTTAAAAGCTTATTAGAACGTCTGGTTGAATTCCTAAATCAAAAGGTTCAGCCGTGAGTATTGCCGACACCTGGACAGATGATGCTTTTATCCGATTGATGAAAGATTTGATTTCTGAGGACAAAGAAAATGAGTCTCGCGAAAAACATGAAAGAGAGCCAGTTGCAAAGACGGATGTTTACGCAGCAAGCCCTTTATTACCGTCTCAAGGGTGACCGCAAAGCAATGTTGGCTCACTTAAACCTTTCCAGAATCGAAGTATTAAATCAGCGTTATTTCCTGGGCGAATGCCCATTCTAAAGGTGACCAAAATGAAATTTGAAAAAGCCATGAGAAAGAAAGCCAAGCTACGGCTGGCTCTTACCGGGCCAAGTGGATCGGGTAAAACCTACAGTGCGTTGCTTGTAGCTAAGGGAATTGGAGGCAAGATTGCTTTCATCGATACTGAGAAAGGTAGCGCGTCACTTTATTCTGACATTGCAGAATTCGACGTTCTGGAATTAGACCCTCCCTTCTCACCTGAGCGATTTATCGAAGCGATTAAGTCAGCAGAGGATGCAGGATATGACTCTCTGGTTATCGACAGTATTACTCATGAATGGGGTGGCGTTGGTGGATGCCTTGAGCTTGTAGACACAATCGCAAAAGCTAAATACCGCGGTAATAGCTGGTCAGCCTGGAGTGAAATTAACCCGCGGCACCGATTGTTCCTCGACGCGATTCTGCGCTCTCCAATGCATATCATCGCCACCATGCGCAGCAAGACAGAAACAGCCCAGGTAGAAGAGAACGGCCGCAAGAAGGTCGCCAAACTTGGTATGAAGTCAGAGCAGCGTGACGGCGTTGAATATGAATTCACTACCGTTCTTGATATCGGCCACGAAACGCATCATGCGATCGCCAGCAAAGACCGTACAAAACTTTTCTCTAACTCTGACCCAGTAATCCTAAGCGAAGAGACTGGTAAGCAGCTTCTTAACTGGCTTGAATCTGGCGTAAACCCTCACGAAGAAACTCTTAAATCGTTCGTTGATATGGCTGGTCATGCGCAGAGCATGGATGAGCTTAAGCCGCTTTTTGAAGAGGCATGGAGAACACTTCGCGGAACCGATTATCAGTCAAAAGCAAAAGAGGTTTACGACGCTCGTAAATCAGATTTCGAACCAGCAGATAAGGCAGCATAAATGGCTAGTAGAGGCGTCAATAAAGTAATTCTTATTGGTAGATTAGGCCAAGACCCGGAGGTGCGCTACGCACCTTCTGGTGCGGCATTTGCGAATCTTACCGTGGCAACATCAGAACAGTGGCGAGATAAACAAACAGGTGAGCAGAAAGAGCAAACGGAATGGCACCGCGTAGTAATTAGCGGAAAACTTGCGGAAATTGCTGGCGAATACCTGCGAAAAGGTTCTGAGGTTTATCTCGAAGGAAAGCTGAAAACCAGAAAATGGACTGACCAGGCTGGAATTGAGAAATACACAACTGAAATTCAGGTTGGTATTAACGGAACAATGCAGATGATTGGAGGAAAGCGAGAAGCCGATAATCAGCCTAAAGCACCTCAATCTGCACCACCACCGAAACAGCAAACATCGAATGAGCCTCCTATGAACTTCGATGATGAAATCCCCTTCTGATTTAAAACAATAAGGACTTAACCATGAATACACCTCTTCAAGGGGCGGGATACCTGCATCTTACAAAACGCTACCGCACCAAAGAAGAGGTGCTTCAGATGCTTAAAGAGCACGTGGCAAATGGTTGCAACGGAGTGCAGGAAACAAGAGATGAACGAATGCTGCGTAAATATCAGGAGCGTCACGCAGCCTCTATATGGCACGCAAACACTATCGCCAGACCATATTGGCAAATTACCGGGCCGGTTCGTCCGTTTGAATATACCGAAGAGCGACTCAGGAATTACATAGGTCGATACGGTAATACTCGTAACGACTGAGGAATACATCATGAAACTAAACATAGATTTGGGTAAATACGTTATCACCGGCACCAAGCACGACCTTGTTCTCAGCGAAAAGAAGAAAGTAACCGACGAGAAAAGTAAAAATTTTGGTAATGAAGTTTTGGTGCGCTGTGGTTACTACAGCAAGTTTGAGCATCTGGTTAAAGAACTATGCCATCGTGAAATTCTAGCATCAGAAGCGCAATCTCTTCAGGCGTTGCAGCAGCACATAGAGACGCTTGGACTGTCATTGAGTAAAGCGATTAATGACTTCATGGAGGCGAAATCATGTTAGCCAGACAATACGACCCTTCATTAACTCCTGGTGAATTAGTAGCTCGCCAGAGAATCAGACCTTACCCACCAAGCGAAGAACTGTTAGCGCGTAATTCATTCCCAAGTGTGAATGAAAATAAATATCTGAATGCAAGATTGCCGGGAGTGAAGAAATGAAATTATTTGAGATGGAAGGATTTCTGCGCGGAAAATGCATTCCCGGCGATTTGAAGGTAAATGAAACAAACGCAGAATATCTTGTGAGAAAGCTTAACAAGATTAACGAACTAACAGCAGCGCACTCAACGATTGAGAAAGCGCGTGAAGTGACGAACTGTCCGGCAGGTGTGGATTTGCAGGTGCATTTGAAGCAACTGGTGGCGCAATCTCGAATCGAAGGTATCAATTACGCAGCCAGTCGCCTAGCCGCTGCATATAACCAAGGATTCATCGACAAGCCACTATCTGAAGTCTTTGACGTTGTTCGAATGATTCTCTCAGCGAAAGAGGATTTGGCTACGCCTGGCGAGGATGGATTATCCGGCGAGTACGCAGAACAGGCATTGAAGGATTGGGAAGCGGAGTTGAGCGAGGGGAAAGCATGAATATGGCAACGTACCTGAACACAGGCTTAGCTCTTCTCGGGTGGCTCTACATCATGTGCAAAGCAGGTCAGTGGGTTATTAGAAATATTCTTACCCAGTGGGATAAGCGACGTAAACAGTCACGCCGCCAGAAGGCAGTTAACGAGTTTTATGATGCCTTCGAGCTTGGTGCAATGAGTCCTGGCGACACGGTAAAAATCGCCACCAAAGGCGACCTGACAATCATGATGTTTCGCAAGGAGGGAAAGGCATGAGCATGACAACAGAACTGGCGCAGCGTATGAAATCGGCGGCGCTGAAGGCAAGCGATGGAGGCTGGGTAAAAGAGTCCGGCGACGGATGGGAGGCGATTTGTAGCGCTAATGACCAGGCTAACGGCGGATTCATCATTGCGCATCTTGAGGGGCCAGACGCGGCAGCAAATCGTGAGTTCATCCAACTTGGCAACCCCGCTAACGTGCGGGCTCTGGTAGAGGCGCTGGAAGCCAGAGATAAGCAGATTGCCAAAGACGTTCAGATAAAAGCCCGGTTATGTCGGGAAAGTAACAGCCTGCATGACAGGTTGCGCGACGCAGAGAAGCGCATCACTTGGCTGGAAACCTACAGCAAAGCCACACTCGAATTTAGAGAGGCCGCGCTGAATGAGAATCGTCACCTCAAGTTAGAGCTGGAAATTGCAGAGAAGCGCAACGCAGAACTGGAGGCGCGGACGGTGAAGTTGCCAGCCACTAAATTTTGTCCGGCAGAGTACGCAGGGAGCCAGCTATGGGAAGAGGTCGAAATCTGGAATAAGGCAATAGAGGCTTGCGATGCCGAAATCCGCGCCGCTGGCGTAGCCGTGGAGGGTGAATGATGGCCAAGACACAGATGCAGTTAGCAAATCGAGCGTGGCGCACTGAGACGAAAGAACTTGGCTGGCATCGCGGCTGGAAAACAGGCCGTAAGGGTTGGAAGGCGTTCTGTCGTGAGAATGCAGCAATAACAGTAGAAGAACATCTGAAGACTGACCCGCCATTTACTGACCAAGCTGACGCTAATTGGCACGTTGCTGAAGAACTCACTTACTGGACGAATTAACAATGACAACCCCAATCACAAAAGAGCAAGCCCAGCGGCTGCGCAATGATTTTGAATGCTGGCAGCAGGACTACGACCCGGTAGCCGACAAAGAGCAGTTTGACATGTTTGGCCTCGGCATGATCGCCATGGATGCGCTGCTGGCGGCAATGGACGCCGAGCCTGTAGCCGACGTTGTAGCCTGGCACAAAGAAGGCGAAGAGCGTACCTGCGATATCCGTTGGCGACGTTTCGATGTTGCGCCGGGCCCGCTGTTTGCTGTGGCGCATCCTGTGGCGTTAGTGCCTGATGATATTTCCGGTCCACTTGCTCATGCCTACAAAGAGCTGACGCCAACATTCATGCGCAACCACATTGCAGTATTCGAGCGTTACGGCATTACTCCAAACGATAGCTCAACGGTAATTCAGGCCCTTCGCATTGCTCTTGATGGTATTGAGCGCCGCGCCGCCATGCTCAACCATTCCTAGAGTGAGCGCGATATGGTTGAACGTGTAAGCCAGTCTTACAAGTTACCGCCAAACTCATTCACTGACGATGAGCTTGAGATGATGGCTCACGGAGATAATCCGCAGGCTAATGCGTATCGTGAACTGCTGGCATTCCGGCGTGGAACCAGTCAATAACCAACCTCGCACAGTCGGGGTTTTCTTTTATCTGAACTCGCTATGGCGGGTTTTTTTATTGGAGTGAATGATGATTCTTGTTATCAGCGCTACCTATCTCTGTCGACGTGGAGATATTGATGTCGATGCTTACGGATTCATGGCAACACTAGGTCTCATTGAAATCTTTGTAGAGATTGCTCTTCTCGCTTCAGTATTAGGAAAGTAATTATGGAATCACACAGCCTCACACTCGATGAGGCCTGTGCATTTCTCAAGATATCCAGACCTACCGCCACCAACTGGATTCGCACAGGCCGACTGCAAGCAACCCGTAAAGACCCTTCCAAACCCAAATCCCCTTACCTCACCACCAGACAAGCCTGCATTGCGGCGCTTCAGTCTCCGCTGCATACTGTCGACGTGAGCGCGGGTGATGACATTAAAGAGGAAATAAAATGTCACTCTTCCGCAGAGGTAAAATATGGTACGCCTCGTACTCGCTCCCGGGCGGGAAGCGAATTAAGGAATCTCTTGGCACAACGGACAAGCGGCAAGCTCAGGAGTTGCACGACAAGCGAAAGGCTGAACTCTGGCGAGTAGACAGACTCGGTGACTTTCCGGATGTGACTTTTGAAGAGGCTTGTTTGAGATGGCTTGAAGAGAAAGCAGATAAGAAGTCTCTCGATTCTGATAAGAGTCGAATTGAATTCTGGTTGATGCACTTCGAAGGGATTCGCTTAAAGGATATTACAGAAGGGAGGATTTACGCCGCTGTTAGCAGGATGCAGAACAGGAAGGATAAGGAGATATGGCAGAGCAAGGTGGATGCGGCGAAGCGGAAAGGAACTGAGCCACCTGCATTTACGCCAAGACCAGTAACAACGGCAACAAAAGCCAAGCATCTGGCGATGATGAAAGCTTTATTGCGTGCAGCAGAGCGTGACTGGAAATGGCTGGAGAAGTCACCTGTTATCAAAATCCCTTCAGTGAGGAATAAGCGTGTCAGGTGGCTTGAAGCAGAGGAAGCTAAAAGACTGATTGATGAATGTCCGGAGCCGCTTAAGTCGGTTGTTAAGTTTGCGCTGGCAACCGGACTCAGGCGTTCAAACATCATCAATCTTGAATGGCAACAAATCGACATGCAGCGTCGCGTTGCCTGGATAAACCCGGAGGACAGCAAATCAAACAGAGCAATTGGCGTTGCACTGAATGATACAGCATGCCGGGTGCTTAGAGACCAGATTGGTAATCACAATAAATGGGTGTTCGTCCACACCAAAGCCAAGCATCGCCCCGATGGAACTCTGACACCTACAGTAAGGAAGATGCGGGTTGATGATTCAGTAGCATGGAAAGCTGCATGTAAGCGTGCGGGAATTGTTGATTTCCGATTCCATGACCTGAGACATACGTGGGCTAGCTGGTTAATTCAGTCTGGCGTTCCGCTGTCTGTTTTGCAGGAGATGGGAGGTTGGGAGTCTATCGAGATGGTTCGCAGGTATGCTCACCTGGCACCGAATCATTTAACCGAACACGCACGTCAGATTGACTCGATTTTTATCAATGATGTCCCAAATATGTCCCACACTCAAAAACAGGAGGAAATAAAAGAGGCGTAA